GACAGGCGGCGGCACCATCCGTATCGCCAAGGCCTGCGTCGACACCGGCGGGCGCGACACCGCGGCGGTCTACGGCCACCTGCGGCGGCTGCACGACCCGCGCGTCGCGCCGACCAAGGGCGTGGACGGCTGGAATCGCGCGCAGCCGGTGCAGGGCCCGACCGCGGTGGACGCGCTGGTCAACGGCCAGAAGCTCCGCCGCGGCCTCAAGCTATGGACCGTCTCGGTCTCCACCTGGAAGGCGGACCTCTATCGCCGGCTCTGGCTCGGCCGCGGCGACGCGGCGGAGTTCCCGCCCGGCTGGGTGCATCTGCCGCGGGGCGTCGATGCCGAATGGGTCAAGCAGCTGGTCGCCGAGCAGCTGCGCACGGTGAAGGACCGCCGCGGCTTCGCGCGGCAGGAATGGGCCAAGCTGCGCGAGAGGAACGAGGCGCTGGACTGTGCGGTGCTTGCGCGCGCGGCGCTCTGGCTGCTCGGCGCGGACCGCTACGACGAGCGTTTCTGGCAGCGCCTGCGCGACGACCTCGCCGACGCGCCGCTGCGGCCGGCCGAACTCCCCGCCGGTGGGAATGCCACCGCCCCGGCGACGCCCTTGGCACCGACGAATACCGCCCTCCGCCCGCGCGGCTGGCTGTCGCCGCGCGGCGGCTGGCTGCGCTGACCCTGGAGCACCGCATGCTGCCCTACGACCAGGACTGGGGCGCCGTCCCGGTCGGCTTCCCGGCCGAGCTGCTCGACCCCTCAGGCCGCCTCAAGATCGGCCGCGGCCAAAACGTCTACGACGTCGACTTCGAGTACGGCATGCAGACGCTGCGCTGGGAGAACTTCACCAGCGGCAGTGCCGCCATCGCCCACCGCCCGATCGAGGGCGGCGTGCGCATGGACGTGACCGCCGCCGGCGACGTCGCCATCCGCCAGTCCAAGCCCTACTTCCGCTACCAGCCGAGCAAGGGGATCTATGCCTCGGCCGCGGTGCTGTTCGGCGCACCAGCGGCCGGCATCACTCGCCGCGTCGGCATGTTCGACGCCGACAACGGTGTGTTCTTCGAGCAGGACAGCACCGGGCTCTTCGCGGTGCGGCGGACCAACACCGGCAACGGCGTGGTCGACACCCGCGTCGCGCAGCGCGACTGGACGCTCGACCCGCTGAACGGCCTCGGCCGCTCCGGCCGCGCGCTCGACGCGACGCGGATCCAGATGGCGGTGGTGGACTACGCCTGGTACGGCGCGGGCCGCGCGCGGCTCGGCTTCATCGTGTCGGGCAAGCTCGTCTGGTGCCACGCCTTCGACAGCGCCAACGTCGCCGGCCAGACGCTGCCCTGGTGCCGCACTGGCAACCTGCCGTGCCGCTACGAGATCCGCCGCGCCTCCGGCACCGGCCTGCTGTCCTTCTGGCACTGGGGCGTCTCGGTCGTCGTCGAGGGCGGCTTCGACGAGCAGCGCGGCTTCACCTTCCCGCACGCGAACACGGCGCGCGTCGCCGTCACCACCCGCCGGCCGATCCTCGCCTCGCGCATCCGGCCCCTCGGCGTCGTCGAGGCCAGCGGCACGGCGACGGCTGGCGCGGCGGGGACGGTCACCGCCTCCGGCTGGACGGCCAATCAGTGGCGCGGGCGCTACGTGCTGCTGACGGGCGGCACCGGTGCCGGCCAGATGGCGCGAGTGACAAGCAACACGGCGACGGTCCTTACCTGCGACAACCCGCTGACGCTCGGCGCCTCGCCCTTCAGCCCTGCGCCGGCCGCCGGCACCACCTTCCAGATCGGGCTGCCCTGCCGCGGCCAGCTCGTGCCGCAGCAGCTGATCATCAGCAGCGACGCGGCGGCCTTCTTCGAGCTGGTGCTGAACGGGACGCTCGCCACGCCGGGCTGGACCGACCTCGGCGGCGCCAGCCTCTCGCAGCAGGACACGGCGGCACTGACCATCACCGGCGGCCAGGTGGTCTTCGCCTGCTACACGCCGGCCGGCGGCCAGGGCGTGCAGACCTTCGACCTCCGGCAGATTCAGGCGCTCGGCACCAACATCCTCGGCAACGCACCCGACACGCTGAGCCTCGTGGCGACGAGCCTCGGCGGGACGGCGAACGTGGCCGCCTCCATCCTCTACACCGAGGCGATGTCCTGATGGACCCGGCCGTCCTTGCCTGGGCGCTGGCGCAGCCGGCCAGCAGCCGCGCTGCGGTGCTGGCCGCGGCCTACACGGGCGGCACGACGCGCGTGACCTTCGACGGGCGCACGGTCGAGTACCGCTCGCTCGACGAGCTTGGCCGCGCGCTCGCGGTGCTGCGCGGGGCGGAGATGGCGGCGGCACGGCGGCCCGGGGTGACCTTCGCCAGCTTCTCCCGCGAGGGAAGCAGGTGATGGGTCGTCTCCGCGATGCCTGGAACGTGCTGCGCGGCTATGCCGCGGCACAGGACCAGCGCGCCTCCGCCTGGGCGCCGTCCGGCGGCAGCGCGACGGCCGAGGTCGGCGTGGCCGCGGCGACGATCGCGCGCCGCGCCCGCGACGCCGTGCGCAACGATCCCTACGCCAGCCGCATCGTCGACCTTTGGACCGGCAATGCGGTGGGCGCCGGCATCACGACGCGATGGCCCGATCAGAGGCATGCCGATTCCTGGCGCCGCTGGACGGAGAGCACCGCCTGCGACGCCGAGGGCCGGCTCGACCTGTACGGCCTGCAGGCGCTGGTGATGCGGGCCGTTGTCGAGTGCGGCGAATGCTTCGTGCGCTTCCTGATGACCGAGCCGTCGCCGTCGAACCCGATCGGCCTGCGGCTGCAGGTACTGGAGAGCGACCACCTCGACGCGAGCCGCAACGGCATGGTCGATGGCGCGGCCACGATCCAGGGCATCACGCTGGGCGAGGCGGGCGCGCCGGTCGGCTACTGGCTGCACCGCGTGCACCCGGGCGCGGCGTGGATCCTGCCGGGCGCGGCCTGGCTCGGCAGCGAACGCATCCCGGTCGGCGATGTGCTGCACGTCTACCGCAAGCGCCGGCCCGGCCAGCTGCGCGACGTCTCCTGGCTCGCGCCGGTTCTGCTGCGGCTCCGCGACCTCGGCGACTACGAGGCCGCGCTGCTGATGAAGGCCAAGATCGAGGCCTGCCTCGCCGCCGTGGTCTCGGAGGAGGGTGACGAGGCGCTGACCGGTCCGGCGGCCGGGCTGCTGCGCGACGCCCAGGGCCGCGCCGTCGAGAGCTTCGAACCCGGCATGATCCTCTACCGCCGCGGCATGGGCAGCGTGGAGGTGGTGAACCCCTCGGGCGGTGGCAGCCATGCCGCCTTCGCCCGACGCGCCCTCGAGGCCGCCGCGGTCGGCGCTGGCCTCACTTACGACCAGGTCTCGGGTGACCTGACCCAGGCGAACTACTCCTCGCTCCGCGCCGGCAAGATCGAGTTCCGCCGGCTCTGCGAGCAGGTGCAGTACGGGATGCTCATCCCGATGCTGGTCCGGCCGATCGCCGAGCGCTTCCACCAGCAGGGTGCGCTGCTCGGGCTGTGGGGCACCGACATGCCCGACGGCGTCAGCCACGTCCCGCCGGCGCACGAGATGATCGACCCGCTGAAGGACACCACCGCGCTGATCGCCCAGGTGCGTGCGGGGTTCGTGCCGCAGCCTGAGGCCGCGGGCGCCTTCGGCTACGACTTCCGCCAGGCGGTGGAGATGATCCGCGAGGCCAACGCCCTGCTCGACGAGGCCGGCCTCTCGCTCGACACCGACCCGCGCCGCGTCGCGAAGTCCGGCGCCGCGCAGGACGCGGCACAGATGGCCGCGGTCGAGATCGCCGCCACCGGTGCGGCGGCACCGCCCCGCGAAGCACCAGCACAGGCCTGACCATGACCGAGAGCACAGAGCCGGGCGGCAGCGATGCCGCGCCGGAGCCCATTGGCGCGCCCATCGTGGCGCATCGCGCCATCACCGCGCCCGCCAGCGTCGACCGTACCGAGCGCACCGTCGAGGTGGTCTGGTCCACCGGCGCCCGCGCCCGCAACTTCGTCCCCGCCCTCGGCCTGATCACCGAGGAACTGGAGATGTCGCCGAACGCCGTGCGCATGGAAGCGCTCCGCTCCGGCCAAGCTCCGGTGCTGAACACCCACCGGCGCGGCGACGCCCGCGATGTGCTCGGCCGCGTCACCGCGGCCCGCCTCGAGCGCGGCCGCGGCTACGCCACGCTGCAGTTCAGCGCCGCCGCCGACGTCGAGCCGGTCTGGCAGCGCATCGCCGACGGCACGGTGCGCGCGGTGAGCGTGGGTTACCGCGTCCACCGCTACGAGCCGCGGCCCGACGCCGCGACCGGCGAGACCGTCCACCGCGCGGTGGATTGGGAGCCCTTCGAAATCTCCGTCGTGCCGGTCCCGGTGGACCGGGACGCCGCGGTCCGAGCGCAGGGGGAGCAGGGCCTCCCCGCGCCGGCGATCGAGCCCGCCCTGCCTGACGAGGATCCACCAATGCCCGAGACGACGCCGGCCGAGCCGGCTGCTGCCCCGTCGGCGCCGCCGCCCGCCGCGCCGTCCTCCACCACCCCGCCCCAGGAGACCACCGTGACCACCACTCCCAGCCCCGCGCCCGCCGCGCCGGCGCCCGAGCCGGCCCGCGCCGCGCCGCCCGACCTCGACGCCGTCCGGGTCGAGGCGCAGCGCGCCGAGCGCGACCGCATCGCCGGCATCGACGCCGCCGTCGAGGCCGCCCGCGCCCTGGTCCCCGCGGACCGCACCGCGGCGCTCCGCACCGAGGCGGTAGAGCGCGGCTGGTCCGCCGACCAGGTCCGCCGCGCACTCTTCGACGCGATGGTCGCCGCCGCGCCGCGGCCCTCCGTGCCCGCGCGGCCGGAGACCGGGCCCGGCCATGATGACCCCGCGCAGATCCGCGACGCCATGGCCGAGGCGCTCGCCGTGCGCTCGATGCCGGGCTACCAGCCCGCCGCCGGAGCCTCGGGCCGCCACGCCGAGTTCCTGGGCTGGCGCCCCTCCGACATGATCGGCGAGCTCCTCCGCCTGAAGGGCGAGCGGCAGATCCCGCGCAATCCGGCGCTCCTCGCCGAGCGCGCCTTCCACACCACCAGCGACTTCCCGCTGCTGCTCTCCGCCGCGGCCAACAAGATGCTGCTGGCGGCCTACCAGCCGGCACAGCCGACCTACCGGCAGATCTTCCTCCGGCGCGATTTCCGCGACTTCAAGCCGCACCGGCACCTCCGCGTCGGCGACTTCCCGACGCTCATGCCGCTGCTGGAGAACGGCGAGATCCAGGCCGGGACCATGTCCGAGAGCCAGGAGCTCGTGCTCCTGCAGACCTTCGCGCGGCGCATCCGGGTGACGCGGCCCATGCTGGTGAACGACGACCTCGGCGCCTTCACGGACTTCGCCGCCGCCATCGGCCGGCGTGTGGCCGACTTCGAGAACGCCACCGCCTACGGCCTGCTGAACTCGGCGGGCGGCGACGGCCCGACACTCACCACCGGCAGCGCGGCGGTGTTCGGGACGGCCGCGGCGCGGGCCAACAAGGCCTCGGCCGGCACCATCCTCGACCTCACGAACCTCGCCGTCGGCCGCGCCGCGGTGATGCGCCAGAAGACGCTCGACGGCCTGCCCATCGCGGTCGGCGCGACGATGCGCCTGCTGGTGGGGCCGAATCAGGAGCTGGCGGCGCGGCAGCTGACGGTGAACGTCGCCGCCACCCAGACCACGAACGCGAACGTCTACGCCGGCTTCGTACAGCCCCTCGTCGAGCCGCTGATCCCGAACAACCGCTGGTACCTCTTCGCGGATCCGGTCTCGGCGCCGGTCTACGTCTACGGCTACCTCAACGGCGCCGAGGGCCCACAGGTCACCACCGGCCCGGTCTCCGGCGTCGACGGCGTCGAGGTCAGCGTGATCTTCGACTTCGGCGTCGGCGCCATCGAC